GTATATATATGTACTGATGCAACTGCTGGAGAAAACGTATGGACTAACGTAGGAGCAGGTTCAGGTGATGTAGCACCTTGGGCATTCCAAGGGACACAGTATGGTTATCGAGCTGGTGGATATAATACAGGAACAGGCGCACAAAATATAATAGAAAAATATAGTTTTACTACAGACGGAAATGCTACCGACGTAGGAGATATAACAACAGCAGGACATTATGCTTGTGGTGGTACAGGAACTACTCATGGTTATATTGGAGGTTATGCATCTACTGGTAAAATTGAAAAATGGAGTTATTCGTCAGATGGAAATTCTACATTGGTAGGAACACTTGCTCTAGGTCAATCACATGGTGTAGCAAGTTCTTCTAATGATTCATATGTTTTTTGGGCTGATGGTCAGGGAGCCCCTGCCCCAAATTATGGGAATACTGGAATTACAAAAAATGCTTTTGCATCTGATGGTAATTCGGTTGATACTGGTGGTGATTTACTTGACAACATTGATTCTTCAGGTGGTCATTCTTCTACTACACATGGATATAATAGCGGTGGAACTGGTCTAAATCAAATACAAAAATATCCTTTTACTATTAGTAGTGGAACTGCCACAGATGTTGGTGATTTAACACAAACTAAATTTAGTCATTCGTGTTATTCATCTGAAACTTATGGTTATTCAGCTGGTACTACTTCATCAAATGTTATTGATCGGTTTGCTTTTGCATCAGATGGAAATGCGACAGATTGGGGAGATTTAAATTATAGTCCAAATCGAGGATCTGGAACTTCATCAACAACACATGGGTATACACATGGTGGAGAACAAGCTGGTAGTTATAAAAATTTTATTTCAAAAATTGCATATGCATCAGCAGGAACTTCTACTGATGTTGGAGATATGACAGTTATTGTAGCCTACATGGGTCATACAGGAGCAAACTATTAAGGAAAACAAATGGCATTAACTAAAATAGATATCTCTTTGATGGAGAACACAGGAACAACTGCCAATAAACTTTTGGTGTATGATGGTTCTGGTAATCTTCCTGCGGTTGATGCAAGTCAATTAACGAATGTAGCTACTGGTGTAACTAATTCAACAAGTGATCCTACTATATCAACGAATCCTTCTGGTGGTGTCGGAACTGAATGGTGTAACACTACTTCAGGAGAAGTTTACATATGTACAGATGCAACTGCTGGTGAAAACGTATGGACTAACGTAGGAGCAGGTTCAGGTAATATCGAGCCCTTTACTCCCGCTGGTACTCAATATGGTTTTTGTTCTAGTGGGTATTCTGCCGGGGGTGGTAGATTAAATGTAATAGAAAGATATAGTTTTACAACTGATGGAAACTCTGCCGATTATGCAGATTTGACAAGATCCCAGGACGCTTGTACCGGTACTAATTCTAAAACATATGGTTATACTTCAGGTGGAGAAACTCCCAAAGTTGATGTAATTGACAAGTTTCCATTTGCTAGTGCATCAAACGCTACCGACGTAGGTAATCTAACTGTTGGAAGAAGTAAAGCTGCAGGAAATTCAAGTCCTCAGTCATATGGATATATTTCTGGTGGTGAAGTGTCAGCAAATTCAGATATTATTGATAAACATTCTTTTACTTCAGACGGAAATGCTACTGATGTAGGAAATCTAACAGTTGCTAGAGCAAATACAGCAGGGGCAGGATCAGCCGATTATGGTTATAGTCATGGTGGTGGAACCGCCCCCTTCTATGATATAATTGACAAGTTTCCATATGTTTCAGATTCAAACGCTACAGACGTAGGAAATTTATTAACAACAACTAAGTCAATTGCAGGACATTCTTCATCAACACATGGTTATGTTAGTGGTGACTATCGGGGTGCAAGTAATTTTTATAATACGATTCAGAAATATACTTTTGCTTCAGATAATAATTCTACAGATGTTGGAAATCTAACAGGCGCAAAAGGTAATCTAGCTGGTACTTCCTCTCTTACTTTTGGATATACACATGGTGGTTGGGATAATTCTTATTTCAATGTAATAGATAAGCATAGCTTTACTTCAGACGGAAATGCTACAGATATAGGTGATTTAATTGATGGTAAATTTAATCCAGCAGGACAAAGTTATTAAGGAAAACAATAATTAATATTCTACAAACAAGACTGAATGAAAGTGTAGCACAGAATGTTCAGTTGGAAGCAACAATCATAAAATTAAAAGAAGAATTAGAACAAACTAAACAGGAACCAGTAGATGGCGATAGTCCTCAAACCGAAGAAAAGTGAAACAGCATCATCAGTACCAACGACAAGTGATTTAGCTGTTGGTGAAATCTGTATGAATGTTGCAGATCAAAAGGTATATACTAGAAAATCTGATAATTCGATTGTTATAGTTGCAAGTCATGGTCTGACGGACTTAGATGGTTCTGTAACTACAGCTAAACTAGCAGATGGTGCAGTAACAACAATTAAGTTAGCAGCCGATGCAGTTGATGGAACTAAACTTGCAGACAACGCTTGTAATAGTGAGCATTATACTGATGGTTCAATAGATGATATTCATATTAGTGGGATGGCTGCAAGTAAATTGACAGGAACTATAACTCCTTCTGATAATACGGTTACTGGGGCAAAGATCGCACTTGGTTCTGATGCGGCAGGTGATGTTATGTATTATAATGGTACTAATTATGTAAGATTGGCAAAGGGAACAGCAGGACAAGTGTTAACAGTAAATTCTGGTGCAACAGCACCTGAATGGGCTGCAGATTCTACTAATGTAAGTGGTACATCATTGGGTGGTGTTCTTGGTGGTACTGTTGGTAATGCTACAATAGATGCTAATGCAGTTGGTATAACAGAATTAAATGTTTCAGATGGAACAAGTGGACAAGTATTAAAAACAAATGGTTCTGGTACTCTTAGTTTTACAACGATAACTGAGGGAGTATCAGAAGCAACAGCAACTTCAAAAGCTGTAACAATGGCAATCGCGTTAGGATAAAACTATGGCATATCCAGATTCAGTAATTACATCAAGAACACTCTTAAAAGAATATTGTTTAAGACGATTGGGACATCCTGTTATTGAAATTAATGTGGATGAAGAACAATGTGATGATAGATTAAATGATGCATTAGAATTTTTTGCAGAGTATCATTTTGATGGTGTAGAAAAAGTTTTTCTTAAACATACTATAACACAAACTGATATTGATAATGAATATATAGCAATGAGTGATCCAGCTAGTCCAGTAGGCGGTCCGGTTATTGGAGTTAACAGAGTTTTACCAATACCAAATTTCAATGCATTTCAAACTGGGTTCTTTAATGAAGAATTTCAATTACGGATTCAAGACTTGAATACATTTAGTGGTTCCTCTTTAATTAATTGGCAGATGTCATTACAAAATTTTTCAATGATAGACCATTTGTTTACTGTCAATGCTTCTGTTCTTTTTAATCGTAAACAAGATAAATTATATTTAGAAACAGATTGGGATAGTAAATTTACTGTTGATGATCTTCTTATTATTGAATGTTATCGTATGTTAGATCCTACACAATATACTGATGTGTATAATGATATGTTTCTTAAAAAATATTGCACGGCATTGATTAAAAGACAATGGGGAGAGAACTTAAAGAAGTTTGAAGGAGTTCAACTTCCTGGTGGTGTTACACTCAATGGTAAGACAATTTATGATGAGGCTGTAGAAGAAATTAATAAGATAGAAGAAGAAATGAATCTTAAATGGGAACTTCCACCTGATGGATTTATAGCATAATGGCAACCAATTTATATTTTCAAAACGTAACATCTCATGCAGAGCAAGAGTTAGTAAACTCTTTGACTAGTGAAGTAATACAGATTCATGGTATGAATGTTTTTTATCTACCACGAACTTTAGTCAAAGAAGATTTGATTATGGATGAAGATGTATTATCTAAATTTTCTACTGCGTATGAAATAGAGATGTATCTTAAAACCACAGAAGGCTTTGGTGGTGAAGGTGATTTAGTTAGTAAATTTGGTTTGGATGTTCGTGATGAAGTTATATTCACAGTTCATAAAGATCGTTTTGAACTTGCAACAGATATGTCAAAACCATTGGAAGGAGATTTGCTTTTCTTACCAATGAGTAAAGGATTATTTGAAATTAAGTTTGTTGAGCATGAACAACCATTCTATCAAGCTGGAAAGAATTATAGTTTTGATATTACTTGTGAGTTGTTCCAGTATGCTGAAGAACAATTGGATACTGGTATTACATCTATAGATGATATAGAACGAGAAGAATCTGCAGCTATTGATTTAATTATGACTGCTGGTGGTACAGGAACTTATACTCTTGATGAGGCTGTTTATCAAGGTGGAAGTCTTGCAGCTGCAACTGGTAAAGGTATTGTTGTTAGTTGGAATGCTACAACAAGAACTTTAAGAGTTAATGACACTTCTGGAACTTTTGCAGCTTCAACAAATGTTACAGGTGATAGTAGTGGTGCAGTTTGGTCACAAGCATCAGCTGCAGATTATCAAGAACTTCCAACTACTCCGTTTGCTGATAATAAAGAATTTGAAACTGATGGAGATACTATTCTTGATTTCTCAGAATCAAATCCATTTGGTGAGGTAACTTAATGTTTGGTACTTATTTTTATAATAAAAATATACGCAATATTGTTATACTATTTGGAACAGTCTTTAATGACATTATTGTAAGACGAGTTGATTCATCTAATGTGACACAAGAAGAATTTAGAGTTCCTATAGCTTATGGCCCTTCAGAAAAATTCTTAGTAAGATTACGTCAAGCAACAGATATTAGTAAAGGTAAAGTTGGTATTACATTACCACGAATGTCATTTGAATTTACATCTATTAATTATGACCCAACCAGAAAATTACAGACTACTAAACGACATAAAAAAATTCATGCTTCTGACAATACAAAATTAACTACAATATATAATCCTGTACCATATAACTTTGATTTTACATTAAGTGTTATGGTAAAGAACTCTGATGATGGAACACAAATACTTGAACAGATATTACCTTACTTTACACCAGAGTATCAAGTAACTATGAATGAGATGAGTACAATGGGGATTAAAAGAGATATACCCATTATCTTTACTGGTTTATCTACTGAAGATAGTTATGAAGGAGATTATATTACAAGACGAGCTCTTATACATACATTAACATTTGTAGTACAAGGTTATCTGTATGGCCCAACATCAGATGTTGGTATCATTAAAGAAGTTGATGTTAATGAATATGATAATCTTGCTTCAACTAGAAAAGTGAGAAATACTGATGTTAAACCAGACCCAACAACAGCAGATGCTGATGATGCTTATGGATATACTACAACACAAACGGATTATTATTAAGGAGAAATAAAATGGCTTGGGTAAATATTGCTAAAACAGGGAATCTATGGGCATACGAAAATACTGCTACGGCGGCTCATACATATTCAGATGCAAATGGTTCATATTCTGGTGGCATAAGAACTTTTGATCCACCCGGAGCTACACCAGCTCAAGAAACTTATGTGAGATGTAGAATGGTTGCTGATAGTATAGAGCGGGGCGAACTTTCTAAAACTTTCTGGGATGCACAATAAGAATAGGATAACTATATGAAGAAATCAACTGTTGAAAAATTAAATAAAGTGATAGATGTAACAGGTGATTTGATACCAGTTGAATTAAATAAAAAAGAAAAAGCACCAACAGTAGAAACGAACACAACTGATTTAACTGCGGACTATAATTTTTCAAGAGATCAATATCATACTCTTATAGAGAAAGGTAACGAAGCTCTTGAAGAATTACTTGCAGTTGCAAAAGAATCAGAATCAGCACGAGCTTATGAAGTAACTGCACAATTGGTTAGAACTTTATCTGATACAACTAAAGAACTTTTAGAATTACAAAAGTCAAAAAAAGAAATTGAAAAAGAAGTGAAAGACCCAAAGACGGTAAACAATTCTTTATTTATTGGAAGTACAAAAGAACTGCAAGATTTATTACTTGAGAAAAATAATGGCAAAGGAAAATAGAGAAGATTCTTATTTAGGAAATAGGTTATTAAAACCAACTAATGTTCCTCAACAATTTACGAAAGAAGAAGTTAAGGAATATGTAAAATGTCGTGATGACATTGTTTATTTTTTAAAGACCTATGTTCAAGTTATTCATGTTGATAAGGGACTTGTACCATTTGATCTTTATGATTATCAACAAGACTTGATTAATACTTTACACAATAATAGATATGTTATTGTAAAGAGTGCAAGACAGTCTGGTAAATCTGTAACAAGTCTTGGTTATATTTTACATTATGTATTATTTAACCAGACAAAGATTGTTGGTATGTTGGCCAACAAAGCATCTACATCCAGAGAGTTGCTCGGTAGATTGCAGACAGCTTATCAACATCTACCAAAGTTTTTACAACAGGGTATTGTTGAGTGGAACAAAGGAAACTTAGAACTAGAGAATGGTTCTAAGATAATTGCATCTTCCACATCTTCATCTGCTATTCGTGGTTATAGCTTTTCATTATTGTTCTTGGATGAGTTTGCATTTGTACAGAGAACGATTGCTGATGCATTTATTAAATCAGTTTATCCAACGATTTCATCTGGTAAAGATACCAAGATTATCATGGTATCGACACCCAATGGATATAACTTGTTTTATAAGTTCTGGAATGATGCTGTAGAAGGTAATAACCAGTTTAAGACATTCAAGATTCATTGGACTAGTATTCCAGAACGAGATCAAGAATGGCGTAAAAAGATTATATCTGATATTGGTGAGGAGGCATTTCGACAGGAGTATGAAGCAGATTTTCTGGGTTCTTCTAATACTCTTATATCATACGAGAAATTACAAGAATTGTCATATAATTCACCAATATGGTCAAAAGAAAGTCTGGATGTGTTTGAAGAACCAGAAATGGGAAAAACTTACGCTATAACAGTTGATACAGCACGAGGCCAGGGATTAGATTATTCTACCTTTTGTGTGTTTGATACGACTGAGGTTCCGTACAAAATAGTGGCAAAATACCGTGATAATATGATTGCACCGCTACTCTTTCCAAATATTATAAATAATATAGGAAAGAAATATAATGATGCCTATATTTTGGTGGAAAGTAATGATATTGGAGCGCAAGTAGCAGATGTATTACACCATGATTTAGAGTATGAAAATTTGCTTACTGTAGCATGGTATGGTAGACATGGTCAACAACTTTCAAGCGGACATAAAAAAGATATCTCTTACGGAGTACGAACAACTAAACAAGTCAAAAAAATTGGTTGTTCAAATCTAAAAAGTCTAATTGAAGAAGATAAGTTACTTATCTCTGATTATGATATTATTTCTGAGTTGACAACTTTCGTAACTGTTGGTGATACATTTGGTGCTGAAGAAGGTTCAAATGATGATTTAGTTACAACATTAGTTTTATTTGGCTGGATGGTAGATCAACAATATTTTAAAGAACTGAGTAATTTGAATATTAGAGAAAAGTTATATCAGACTAAAATGGATTCATTAGAAGATATGACAATTCCCTTTGGTATTATTGATGATGGATTGAATGATGAATATGAACTTATGCCTGATGGTACAAAATGGGAAAAAGTTCATATGGACAATTAATTAAAAATCTATATCAATATTAAGAATGTAAAAGGAGAATAAAAAATGGCTTTTCAAGTATCCCCCGGTATTAATATTACCGAACAAGATTTAACAACTGTTGTACCAAATGTAGCAACAGCAATTGGTGCATATGCTGGTGGTTTCCAATGGGGCCCAGTAGACGAACGCACCACAGTTACAACCGAAAACGAATTGGTTGATATTTTCGGAAAACCAGATGCAGCAACATATAAACATTTTTGGACCTGCGCAAATTATCTTGCATATTCAAATAATTTGATTGTTGTAAGATGTATAGAAACAGCAGCAATGAACGCAACGATTGGAGATAATGCACCAGCAGCAGCCGGAGTAGATGTATATAATGCAACTCATTATGATACTGTCACACCTGCAAATGATGTATTATTTATTGCAAAATACCCAGGTAATTTAGGCAATAGTTTAAAAGTAACAGTTATTGATTCTAATGCATGGTCAGACGCCACAGTTAATGCAGATTTTATTGCAAACTTTGATGGTGCGCCGGGAACATCAGCTGATGTACTTGCCGCGAATGGAGGTTCGGGTACATATAATGACGAGATGCACGTTCTTGTTATTGATGAAGATGGTCGGTGGACAGGAACACCCGGATATGTTTTAGAAAAACATGCTTATGTAAGTAAAGCCCGTGATGCAAAACGACATGATGGTTCATCTAATTATATTAAAGATGTTCTGCGTAATGAATCAAAATATGTATGGTTGGGTGATGTAACTCAACTTACTACATTATCAGTTGCGGCAGGTAGAGCAGCTGGACAACCAAAAGTCGGTGCAGCATTTCAAACTTTTGATAGTGCAACAGCCTCTGAAGGTGTTCTTGGTGGGTCTATGGGATGGGGCGCTGATGGTTATAGTTCTGCGACTGAAGCAGTTTCATATGCAAATCGAACAGCAGCAGGAAAAGGTTATAACTTATTTGCTACTCAAGAAGTTGTTGATGTTAATCTGATTCTCGGTGGAGAAACAGATGCTGGTACTAACACGACCTTAGCAGGTATGGTTGGACAAGGTTCAACAGAAAGAAATGACGCAATGGTATTTTTATCACCCGGTTATACTGCCGCTGTAACGACAAAAACAAATGCAGCTGTAATTGCTGATAAAAATATTTCTAATAATTATTGTGTTTATGATGGTGCATGGAAATATCAATATGACCGTTATCGAGATGTGTTTATGTGGGTACCGATGAATGGTGATACTGCTGGTCTTTGTGCTAGAACAGAATATACACAAGATGCATGGTGGTCACCTGCTGGTTTAACCCGTGGACAGATCAAGAATATTGTTAAACTTTCTTGGGAGCCTACGAAAGCAGATCGTGATGAATTATATAAAAGTAGTGTTAACCCTTTAATTAATGTGACTGG